TACTGAATAACTTATCTGACGATATACATCAGTAGTAGGTGTCCATTGTCCTACCATAAGATAATTTGTGCCATTAAATGCCATAGCTTTTGCATTAGGATTACCCAGTGTTGAAGGTTGAACTATAGATGCGCCTAAATTATTTTCTATAATAAAAGATGTCGTTGGTTTATTATAGTTACCAGCAGCGATATATTGTGAGCCATTGAACTGGATTGTGGTTGTTTTAGTAATAGTATCCGGATCGCCTGCAATTATACCCGCCGGCATACTTATATCTTGCCAATTGCTTGTAGCATTGTATGTATATCTTAAAAATGGAGTTGTTGTATCAAGCATAACCGTACCAATTAGCGAAAATGTGTCCGTATTGAGTTGATTGAATTGCGCCAGTCCCAAAGCCTTATCCGTCAAAGCCATAGAGAAGACTGAACTGGTATTATTAGGAACAGATACGCTCAAAGTGTAAGTGCCATCTATAACCAAGTCATCTAGTTGAACGCCGCTAAACGCAGCTAGGCCAATATTACCTACAGGATATGTCAATGCTACACCATTCTGCGGATATGTGAATGATATAGTATCTAGATAAGTGCCATTTCCAGCATAGAGATTTTTAGACGTATAGTAAGGCGCAAGTTTAATCGGCTTTCTTGCATAATAGGCTTTCAGTTGTGCCGTCTTAATATCAGGCATCTGAGTCACCAGATAAATACGACCAATCATCTCACCCTTCGTGGGTAATCGTATGACCGATGATTTGCCAAAATCCGGACTAGTATCAAAGTCTATTCGGGTCCAATTCGTCGCGTATCGGCCCGATTTCACGATAACTGTTAAAAAAGATCCCAGGTCAGGCTGACCCTTCGGTGGCTGGAGTCGCTCATCCTGAATGCCCGTGGACACCACTTTTAGCAAACTCGCAACCATTACTCCCTATTATTATATCTGTCTTTGTTTCCCTTTAATTCACCTTTAATTCATCCGTAAGAGTTCCTCTATACCCTGGCTAGCGTGAATCCTGCAATACACCTTCGTACCAAACTCAAACTTTCTTGCAACCACCTTACATGGTTTAGTGTCCTTGGTGGTACCTTGGCACTTATATGTCATAGATTGCCCTGCTCGCACCTTATTCAGCATCCAGGCCTTGGAAGACTCGTCAAAGAACTCGGCAGTAAATTCCTTATTTCCTGCCGACATCCGTCTTGTAATTTATGTTGTCGTTTGTCGTGTATCAATTTTAGTCTATAAACACCTTGTTACATACACCATTTTCAAAGCGCAACCACTGAAAGGCAAACACCATTACATGCACTTCCCATTCCGTTGTAGTGCCATCTGTACTCATAGGAGGCGGCTTTACATCTAAGACTAGCCTTAAACTGCTCAGACGACTTGCATTTATGCTTCCTGTAGGATTATGCTCACCCGGACTTCTCGCAAATGAATATCCATAAATAAAAGAGTCGTAGGAAGTCTTACCTCCACGATGGGCTCTAGAAATGTGAGAACGAAACCAGGCCTCATCTTGATTCACAATATCCATTCCATTCCCCTGGAGTTTGGCAGAAAGCATGAGTGGCTCTAGAGGCGAAAATACCGGGTCATAGTCTTTTTCCAAGGTGGCAGAATAATTAGTCCAATCATTGTTCAGATCCACAGACGCCCTTCTTCGCAAAAACCAGACAATTTCCTCTATCGGCTGATTCGCCTCTAGAGGTAGCTGTACTGTGATTTTATCATCGCCAGCCTTATTCACAACATATTTCAGAGGCTCGTTAAAGTCAAATTGTTGTATTTCTCGGAAGGGTCGTTCAAAGGCCTGCCGTAATAGCATTTCACGATAGGGCCCATCTACAAAAATGCCCTGGCTCAGAAGATTTATATTATTGATGAGCCTTGGATTAACGAGTGTCGGTGTGTTAATAGCAATTTTGCCATTTTTCGGAAATCTCAAGTCATTCATCGCGTATGTTTTCCCCAGGGGGGTTTCTTCACAATTGGCTCGCATACCCGTAACAGACCTCACAACCTGATCAAACCGCTTCAGAGTCACCCGAATGCGCATTGTACCTTGCCGGCAAGCTATAAGAGGAAACATCGCCGTCAAACGCTCTCTCAACATAGAGAAACACAGCGGTATCGTCACCCACATGTCATCCGTTGGCACTATGGTGGCACCCGTCCACGCCTTCACTTCTGCAAGCGTCTTACGACCAATCGCATCAGATGCACCCACTTGGGTGTTTAGATCTGGAAAAAGTAGAGAGACCACATTACATGCATCACCTGTAATTTTCTCTAGGACTTGATCGTCTACTTCAAGAGTAGCCTGGTCTAGCAAAATAGTACCGAGACTGTTGGAATATGTCCAGGCATACGGAGTCGGTGTTACTCCCGTTGAGCCAGTAAAAAGATTGGGCGGTCTAGGGCCAAATATCTCATCAGGTTCCTTTTCTTGGCGCTCACCGAGAGGAATTATAGAAAGATTGGGAAGTACCGTCGTATTGTATTCATAGAGTCCCACGCGCAGGCGCTCCCTGACTATCGCTGGAAACCAATCTCCCACGCGCACCTGGATAAACAGGTTTTGTAAAAGGTCACCACACATTTCATGATTCAAATCAAAAATGAAGGTCTGTCCAAAGTCCGCTGGGCCTCGGAATGGAAACTCTCGGAAGACAGTGGAAAACGGGACCGTCTTATTACCTTCGTCACGCGTAAAACGGGATATGTTTGCCGTGGTCGGAAACAGCTCACCATCTTGGTCATCGCGACTTACGAGATCTATTAATGTCGTAGCTTGCCCTTTTGGTACTTTAGTTCCGTATCCGTTCTTGGTCCGTAAGTCCATCTACTTAGTTCCCGTGCTTCCAAATCCGCCCTCTCCACGCGCCGTCGCCGACAAGGCCGCCACATACAAGACCTCCTTGATATAGCCCATATCAGGTGCTACAATCTGAAACAGACGAGTGCCCGCCTCAACAGATAGGCGCTCTTTAGGATTACCCACGGACAGAAGGGGCGCCATGAGCTGACCCCTATAAGAGCGATCAATCACTCCACGACCATTCGCCATCATGTAATTGTACTTGTAAATGGATGAACGCGGCTCCAAGCTAAAATGGCAGTCCTCCTCTGAGCCATCTGGATATTGGCGAACCATGCGCGCCTTTACACCGAGAGGTACAAGCGCAGCCGTCTCAAACACCCCCACCTTTTTCACGACTTTTAGGTCATACCCCGCATTATCACCCGAAAGTGACTCCTTTGTACCTACAGCAGGGTAGAACTCCTGAGCCTCATCTACTACAAGCAATTCCAGACGATACGTCACAGCTGCCATCTTGTGTATAATGTATAAGTCCAGGCAATTAGACTCAATTTTTTATGTTCGGATACCGTGGAGTGCTCATTGCTCAAGCACCAAAAAAATTGACTCCAACCACCTGCAATTATATGGTATACTACAGATGACGACGTACAACGAGATTCTAAAGGCCGCCGATCCTACCTGCTGCCACCGTAAGAAGAACATGACGCATCTGGGGATTGCAATTGAGAATACGCTTTTGGCCATTCTCTGCGCGTGGGCCACCTTCGTCGCTGCAAAGATGCAATACTTGACGGCAGCCAAGATGTTGACTCTCGCCACGTTTTACATGATTGCGGCCACATCAACCTATATTGGCTTGATGATCATGCACAAGCCCCTCAATCACCTCAACTATGATTCGGAGGAGGTGGACTCTGGTTCTGATTCAGACTCTGATGCCGACGTTCAAGGAGGTGGGCACGAGACTGATGAGTCGGATGACGATGATATGCCGCCGCTTTCGCCGATTCTTGAACGTCAAACTAGGTCACAAGACGACCGTGTTCTACGCCAACTCCAGCAAGTCGTAGAGGATACGAATACTCGGAATCAGATGCGCATGACGCGTAGCATGTATGCGAAGTCTGCAGCAGGCGTGGCTTCTGAGGCCTCTTACAAGAAACTCAGTTAGCGAATAAAAGCGTACCCCTCTGGTCTTCCACATTATAAATTCCCCAGCCTATAATTGTAACCCTCATAGAAACCCTTTTTTTATTAAGAGATGTTGGAAGTGTGTCTACTAAATCCATCCACAACGTGGGTCTATCTGCCATGGAAAAATTCAACGTACCAGACGGCTTTCTTTTTTCCGGTGCCCTGTAACCGTAGCCAGGTCCATATGTGAATGAAATCCACGTCAAAGGAATTCCTGGACACTTTTCCGATTTTGCCAGGGGTGAGAGGCCACCCCAGATATCTGTACCCCACTGGGATTCACGCTCTTTCCCAGCCACCATGAATTTAAGCGTGTTATAATAGTCACCATTCAGATTATTTGTCTTGTAGGGGTTTTCAAAATTCCACAACTGATTACGCTCCTTGTAGTAGTCTGATTGAAATATGATTAAGATGCCCTCCGCTGGATGACGCCCGTCTATACGCTTTGTCACATAGGAAAATACACCCTTTTCAACCCCCACATAATCATTCGGATCCAGACTCAGTATGTTCTCAAATGGTTTCAAGTAAGGGATTTTATTAGGGATGTTCTTCAAAAGTTCTTGAACATCTTGGCGCACATAGCGCTGAGTAGTGGACAGAGTAATGAGTGGCGCTCCAATCTGTTCTCTTGTAAATGGCTTTATGGCAGTTACCTTGCCCGTCTTATCTGTCATCGTCAGATCGGTTCTTGACCACGGTGCCGGCTTGATGTCTCCCGCGGAACTCTCTACCAAGTCCTCTAGACGCCGAATCTTAGCCCGAATCCGGTATTTCTGACCCGGAAGTGCGACGAAAGGCAGGCCGCCGTCTCCTGAATGACTGCAGCCTATCAAAGGTAAACGCAACTTTAATTTATCTGGCGTCGCATTTCTCTGAATATCTAAGGCCGAACCCGAATGAGATCCGAACTCCTTTAGAGCCAGGGACTCTTTGGCCAGGGTGCCCTGTAAGTGTGTCCAAGCATACAGAAAATCTCCCGAAAACTCCTGTAAAAGAAGCTGGTCTTGATAGAACTGGATGGTTTCAAATAAAAATGCGCCGATTCCCATGGTATAGCCGTATCTTGTACCACTTGCATCGGCAATTACGGTTTTACCATTATATGGGGCTACCAATGGAGGCAGCCATGTCGGCAACTCAATACTAAAACTGGCCGCGACCAATAAGTCACCGAAGCTATCTAGTTCCCATTCCACTGTTCGGCCAAAATCAATCATATTCAGTGGCTGAGTATAGCGCGTCTCATCTAGCACTGCCGGCCACCGCTCCATATTATAGGAAAAGGGCACTGTCGCTTTTTTATCAGAACTCATAAAATATTTATCTTTCTCCCCTCTCGCCACTAATTCAAAGAGTCCTCCCTCGGAAGACGTATTAGGTCTATCCATCTACTCAGGCCCACTAGTAAAAATGAAATATAATCACGCGCCCATATTATACATGCCTCTTGTCATCGTAGAATCCCCTGCAAAATGCTCTAAAATCCAAGGATTCTTAGGAGCCGGCTACAAGGTCATTGCGTCCATGGGACATATCCGTGCTTTGGCACAAGACATTGAGTCAGTCGGTATCTCACGGAATTTTGAGCCAACCTACGAATTCATGAAGGAGAAGGCCAAGGCCATCGCTCAGATTAAATCAGCCGCGAAAGACTGCTCGGGACCCATTATTCTCTGCTCAGATGATGATCGAGAGGGCGAGGCCATCGCCTATAGTATTGCGCTCTTACTGAAACTGAATCCTCTCACGAACCCCCGAGCCACATTCCGTGAAATCACAAAAAATGCCATCTTGGATGCAGTCGCCAGGCCGCGCACTATTGACATGAACAAGGTACACTCACAGCAGGCCAGAGCGATGCTAGATATGATGGTCGGCTTTACCATCTCACCTCTGCTCTGGAAGTACGTGGGGGGGTCCCTTGCCCTCTCGGCGGGCCGTTGTCAAACGCCCGCGCTGCGTCTGATTTGTGAGCGTGAAGCCGTCATAGATAAATTC